CGAAGGGGCAACCGAAGGTACCACAGAAGGCTTAATCGAAGGGGCAACCGAAGGTACCACAGAAGGCTTAATCGAAGGGGCAACCGAAGGTACCACAGAAGGCTTAATCGAAGGGGCAACCGAAGGTTGGGTTTCTAATGGTACAAGAGCGGTATAGTGATAATCATCAATAAATCCAAGGGGGACAACGTCCACGAAACTGTCATCGTTGCTTATAATCCGAAATTGTTTACTGTTCAAAATCAAAAGGTTTAATTTAACCATTAAAATTTCACTTATAACTTTCAGGCATATAAAATCTCCCCATACACCTGATTTAGCCATATTTTTAATATATTTTTTTACGTTTTTTTGATGTTCTTCTGGTGTAGTTTCACCACTTGAAGTAACATACTCCAAATATAAATCTAAAATTTCTGTATTGTTTTTCAGGTAGTCAACAACCATTTGTCTAAGTTCTTTATGATTATATTTTATGTTTAAGTTTAACTTTAAAGATTTACTTACCGATCTGAACAAACAGTTTCCATCCCCCTTAACTTGGACCACTTTATAGTCGAAACTTTGCGCCAAATTTTCAAGGTCTTTTTCAGCATTTGAGCCGGTATAGACTGGAAGGTCTGGTTTAACCATACGTCTAGATGTAACCGTTATACTCGGCGAAGAAGAAGAAGAAGGTGACTTTGGAACCTTCTTTTGAATAACAATTTCTTCTTCGTCAGATTCAAGATTCATTAAATCCTCTGATTTATATGGTGGAGGGGTCTTTGACCTGCTGCGACTTCTAACCACAGGACGACTAATAGATCTCGGAGGAGTTTTGCTGCGACTTCTAACGGGAGTTGGTGATCTCGGAGGAGTTTTGCTGCGACTTCTAACGGGAGATTCCCGTTTTTGAACAGAGATTATATAATCAACAAAGTCGTTTTTTCGTAGTTGTGATGGCGTTTTATCTTTAAACTTCTTTAAACCATAACTTAAGGCCATCTTTTTAAGTTCCGGAACTTTTAACAGTAATAGCTCTGACCTGGTCAAAACATCTTTGGGTTGCTTTGAAACAAGCACCTTACTTGGTTGAACTGGACTACCTCCAATAGTCAACAAAAAATCTATAAAATCTTTCTTCAACATTTTTGAAGGTGTTTTATCCTTCCATTTTTTAAGTCCTTCGATTTTAGCTAATTCCTTCAACTCGACGACCTTTTTGCCCATTAAATCCGCCCTTCGATATTTTATTGGCTTGGGACTGGGAGATCGGCCTCTGGGACTGGGAGATCGGCCTCTGGGACTGGGAGATCGGCCTCTGGGACTGGGAGATCGGCCTCTGGGAGAAGGTGTCTTCTTCCTCGACAAAATATATTGTAATAGCTCGTTTTTATCCATTAAATCAACCTTTTTTTTTGACTCTCCAAGTGCCAAAGCCAATTCTTTAAGGTCCTTTTTCTTCATATTTTGTACACCAACCGATGGTGACTCGGAAGAAGAAACCGACGATGAGACGGGCGATGGTGTGACCGACTTTAAAGAATTTATTTTTTTCTTGATTAAATATTGAAGTTCGTTTATGGTCTTATTTCGCCAATCTATATTTAAATTTTTTGCAAGCTTTTTAAGGCTATTGAGATCCATTTCTTCAATTTGAGGACTTTTGGATTTTACAATTGACTTGCATATAGATTTGGACGGTTTAACCTTACCTTTTGAGTCGTAAATCCCGACGCCACAATGCTCCCCAAGAGCCATAACGTCAATTTTATCTAAACTTTGGCATTTTTTTTCGGTTATATCACATAAGGGATCTTTTGTGGTTACCATAGACCCTTCGTCATCATCAGAAGATTGAGATGACGAAGGGTTAGCTTTATATAGGTTTGAAATTTCGGTGCATATCACATTACGTGTTTTCTCCTTACCATTCGGTAGTTTGGTGTCTACACCGCATTTCTTACCAAGAGCGACAATATCACTCTTTTTATACTTTGAACTTTTTTCACAAGTTTTCAAATCAATATCGCACATATTGGTCTTTATTTATTAAATAAAATTGTCCATGTTTTTCATTTTTTTTGTTTTCAAAGTACAGTGTACCACGTTAAGTGTATCATCCTTTAATATAAAAATTTTAAGCTTAAAAGAAGCTTAAAATTTACAAAATGATACATCGGTGTTTTTTCTGAGTTTTTTCACGTTTAGACTCTTTAGATTCGGATTTTTGGCCCTCTTCTATAAGTTGTTCAATATATTGGTCTCTTAAAGCCTTGAGTCTCTCTTCGAGTTGTTTTTGACCGTGTGCATCATAAAGTTCTTCTTGTATACTCCAAACATTGAATTGTTTTTCCATTGTACTTTATATATTAGAGAAAAATAACGTATACTCTCACCGTGTATACTATAATCGTTTATTATTTCTACACTAATAAAGAGCAACAATGGCAGATTTTGGGGTGTCTCATGTTTTACAAAGCGGTGTTACCAACATTAATGATCTATTGAACCGTATTTTAATATTGGAAAAACTTGTTCAAAATAAAGGTTTAAGTCTACCTTCAAATTTACCCTTAATGGAGGTCAAACCCACATTAAGCGGTGAAGAATTCAACTCTCTATTGGAAAACAATAAAAAATTCCAATTTTTCAGTGTAGCAGTCGAAGAACTGGGAAAAAAAGATTTACAACTAATGAAAGAAAGTAAAGAATATACACGACTTATGATCGAAAACTCCAATGATATAAGAAACATTAAATCAACGTTGAATCTATAAGATATGTTACAAAAAGTGATGGTAAAAAATAATTTTTAATGGTACTTGGTACCATTAAAAATTTAGAAACCTTCTAATTAAGTTTTGTGGTTGATAAAATCGTGAAACAAAGTTTCTCAAATCGTGGTTTTATTACACCTAAAACATAATTGGAATCGGGACTATATATTTTGTTTAACCACCAGTCTTCTATTTTTTCAACAGCCCACAGTTTTTTTTGTAAAGGCATTGGGTTTTGAGATAACCGCCCCCAATGCCACGGCTTATCTGGGTTTTTGAGTACAACATCAAAAGTAATATTGGGGTTTCGAGATAACCGCCCCCAATCCCACGGCTTATCTGGGTTTTTGAGTACAATATCGAAAGTAATATTGGGGTTTTGAGATAAAAATTCCCAATCCCACGGCTTATCTGGATTTTTGAGTACAACATCAAAAGTAATATTGGGGTTTCGAGATAACCAACCCCAATCCCACGGCTTATCTGGGTTTTTGAGTACAATATCGAAAGTAATATTGGGGTTTTGAGATAACCAACACCAATTCCACAGCTTATCTGGGTTTTTGAGTACAATATCGAAAGTAATATTGGGGTTTCCAGATAACCAATCCCACTTCCACGGCTTATCTGAGTTTTTGAGTACAATATCGAAAGTAATATTAGGGTTTCCAGATAGGTAATGCCAACTCCACGGCTTATCTGGGTTTTTGAGTACAATATCGAAAGTAATATTGGGGTTTTGAGATAACCAACACCAAACCCACGGCTTATCTGGGTTTTTGAGTACAACATCAAAAGTAATATTGGGGTTTTGAGATAACCAATGCCAATCCCACGGCTTATCTGGGTTTTTGAGTACAATATCGAAAGTAATATTGGGGTTTTCAGATAACCAACACCAATTCCACGGCTTATCTGGGTTTTTGAGCACAACATCAAAAGTAATATTGGGGTTTCGAGATAACCAACGCCAATTCCACGGCTTATCTGGGTTTTTTTTTATGAAACTAAAATAATGGTAAGAATACATCTTTATTTTTAATATTTTTTTCTTATTTAAATTTCAATTTTCTGCACTTTTTAATGCTCTAGCAGAGCATTAAAAATTTATATTTATATTTATATTTAAAAGGTCGAATACAAGCTTGAATTATTTTTTTGAATCCCTTAAAAGTGAATTCTTGTATGTATGTATGGATGTGTCGTGTATCTATGCTCTTTATGGACGTCCAAACCCCTGATCAGATTGGGGTGAAAATTTGCACATATATAGGGCGTACCGAGGAAGGTTTTAATATAAGAAAAATCACCCTTTTTCCCACCCGAGGTTAATTATAGCCATTCAGAAGCCTTCTAATTAAGTTTTGTGGTTGATAAATCGTGAAACAAAGTTTCTCAAATCGTGGTTTTATTACACCTAAAACATAATTGGAATCGGGACTATATATTTTGTTTAACCACCAGTCTTCTATTTTTTCAACAGCCCACAGTTTTTTTTGCAAAGGCATTGGGTTTTGAGATAACCGCCCCCAATCCCACGGCTTATCTGGGTTTTTGAGTACAATATCGAAAGTAATATTGGGGTTTCGAGATAACCGCCCCCAATCCCACGGCTTATCTGGGTTTTTGAGTACAATATCGAAAGTAATATTGGGGTTTTGAGATAACCGCCCCCAATCCCACGGCTTATCTGGGTTTTTGAGTACAATATCGAAAGTAATATTGGGGTTTTGAGATAACCAATACCAAACCCACGGCTTATCTGGGTTTTTGAGTACAATATCGAAAGTAATATTGGGGTTTTGAGATAACCAATGCCAATCCCACGGCTTATCTGGGTTTTTGAGTACAATATCGAAAGTAATATTGGGGTTTTGAGATAACCAACGCCAATCCCACGGCTTATCTGGGTTTTTGAGCACAACATCAAAAGTAATATTGGGGTTTTCAGATAACCAACGCCAATTCCACGGCTTATCTGAGTTTTTTTTTATGAAACTAAAATAATGGTAAGAATACATCTTTATTTTTAATATTTTTTTCTTATTTAAATTTCAATTTTCTGCACTTTTTAATGCTCTGCTAGAGCATTAAAAATCTATATTTAAAAGGTCGAATACAAGCTTGGAATTATTTTTTTGAATCCCTTTCTTTCAAGGTTAATTATAGCCATTTCAGAAGCCTTCTAATTAAGTTTTGTGGTTAAAATCGTGAAACAAAGTTTCTCAAATCGTGGTTTTATTACACCTAAAACATAATTGGAATCGGGACTATATATTTTGTTTAACCACCAGTCTTCTATTTTTTCAACAGCCCACAGTTTTTTTTGTAAGGGCATTGGGTTTTTAGATAAATATTCCCAATTCCACGGCTTATCTGGGTTTTTGAGTACAATATCGAAAGTAATATTGGGGTTTTGAGATAACCGCCTCCAATTCCACGGCTTATCTGGGTTTTTGAGTACAATATCGAAAGTAATATTGGGGTTTTGAGATAACCGCCCCCAATCCCACGGCTGATCTGGGTTTTTGAGTACAACATCAAAAGTAATATTGGGGTTTTGAGATAACCGCCTCCAATCCCACGGCTTATCTGGATTTTTGAGTACAACATCAAAAGTAATATTGGGGTTTTGAGATAACCGCCTCCAATCCCACGGCTGATCTGGGTTTTTGAGCACAACATCAAAAGTAATATTGGGGTTTTGAGATAACCGCCACCAATCCCACGACTTATCTGGGTTTTTGAGTACAACCACAGTAATATTGGGGTTTCGAGATAACCGCCTCCAATCCCACGGCTGATCTGGGTTTTTGAGTACAATATCGAAAGTAATATTGGGGTTTTGAGATAACCATTCCCAATCCCACGGCTTATCTGGGTTTTTGAGTACAATATCGAAAGTAATATTGGGGTTTTTAGATAACCAATCCCAATCCCACGGCTTATCTGGGTTTTTGAGTACAACATCAGTAATATTGGGCTTTTGAGATAACCAATACCAACTCCACGGCTTATCTGGGTTTTTGAGTACAATATCGAAAGTAATATTGGGGTTTTCAGATAACCAACGCCAACTCCACGGCTTATCTGGGTTTTTGAGTACAATATCGAAAGTAATATTGGGGTTATCAGATAACCAACCCCAACTCCACGGCTTATCTGGGTTTTTGAGTACAATATCGAAAGTAATATTGGGGTTTCGAGATAACCGCCCCCAATCCCACGGCTTATCTGGGTTTTTGAGTACAACATCAAAAGTAATATTGGGGTTTCGAGATAACCACCCCCAATCCCACGGCTTATCTGGGTTTTTGAGTACAATATCGAAAGTAATATTGGGGTTTTGAGATAACCCCCCCCAATTCCACGGCTTATATGGGTTTTTGAGTACAACATCAAAAGTAATATTGGGGTTTCCAGATAACCAACCCCAACTCCACGGCTTATCTGGGTTTTTGAGCACAACATCAAAAATATTGGGGTTTTGAGATAAACATTTCCAATCCCACGACTTATCTGGGTTTTTGAGTACAACCACAGTAATATTGGGGTTTTGAGATAAACATGCCCAATTCCACGGCTTATCTGGGTTTTTGAGTACAACATCAGTAATATTGGGGTTTTGAGATAACCGCCCCCAATCCCACGGCTGATCTGGGTTTTTGAGTACAATATCAAAAGTAATATTGGGGTTTTGAGATAACCATTTCCAATCCCACGGCTTATCTGGGTTATTTTTTATGAAATTAAAATAATGGTTAGAATACATCTTTATTTTTAATATTTTTTTCTTATTTAAATTTCAATTTTCTGCGCTTTAATGCTCTGCTAGAGCATTAAAAATTTATATTTAAAAGGTCGAATACAAGCTTGGAATTATTTTTTTGAATCCCTTTCTTTCGAGGTTAATTATAGCCATTTCAGAAGCCTTCTTTTCGGCGTCTTTTTTAAGTGCTGCAGCACCTTCTCCAAGCAAATTATTTGAAGAGTCATATACTTTTGAAATAAATAGATTTTTATCGTTCTTTACCACCCTTTCGGTCTTGTACACAGCTTCAGAGCCCAATGTGTCTTTATATTGGTCAAACACACCTTTAAGTCGATTTTTTGAATCAACTAAAGTGTTATAATCGATTTTCAAAGTATATGGTTCAAATAACTTTAACAAAATTGAATATATCAGTTGATATGCCAATCCGGGTTGACTATGGTTAGGTGTAGAATAATCATAGATTACAAATTCAATTACTCCAATTAATGCTTCAAACACGTCTTCTAAAAGTTTTTTTTTTGCTCTAAGTCTAAGCTCTTCGGAAGCTGATATAAAAGGCCAAAACCCCAAATTTTCTGCTATCTGATAAAGGTTATCTTTTGACCCTAAATTAATCTTCATTCGAGCAACAATTTCCACAGCTTCAGACTTACCTCTAAGCTGTGGAAACTTTTCATAGGAACTCCATACAATAAACTTTCCAATGGTTGAGTCACCCATTTGTTCAAATGGTTCATAGTTGTACTGTTCGTCGGCACTACTACTCGTAAAAGCCATATTAAAAAAAGGTAGAGTTTGACTATTAACATATTTCTTTATTGATGGTTCATCTAACTCTGCGTATTTTAAAATACTTTTTAATAAATCTGTAAAAGATTCGTCTCTTGGACCATAATGTATATCCATCTTTATTTTAACTTAAATTATCTCTGGAAGTTCAATTTTCTGTGGATTGTGTGTTTTTTGACTTGTATAGTCAATACAACTTAAATTTTGCGACTAATAAATGAAGATTCAAGAGAAAACATATACCGTGATTTATACTGTAGCGGTTGGACTTGTTGTATTTGGACTGTGTTTTAGGTTTGGTGGAGAAAAATATATTATAGACTACTATCGCAACAAATACAACGACTCTCCAACCAAGACAGTGTTGAACGCGTGCAAGTACTTTGGTGTTGCTCTTTATGTATTTGGATGGTTGATAGTATCTGTATGTTTGAGTCTGAAACATAAAGGCAACAGAATCCTTAAAAATTCTATTCTTTCGGTTGCTTTGGTGAGTGTGTTGTGGGCTGTTTTTGAGTTTAAAGAAGAAGGTTTTGTTTTTCAACCTAAACTACCATTAATTTCCTGTTCAGTATTGTTGTCGGCTTTGGTGGCTCTTATAAGCCTTAAATATTCTCTAAAAGATATCGTTTTAATTGTGGTGGCAAGCTTCCTTATTGTGTTTTCCGAATACGCTGTACTACCATTTCAACGAGAAAATAATATTGTCGATGGTTTAGGTATACCATTACTTATACTCGGCTGGTTTATATTATTTTACGTGTTTAATGGTGATTCGGAACCATTTTCAAAGGTTTTTAATGTTGAGGAAGGAATTCCCCTTCGCGTACTTAGATAAAGTCGTTCGAAACCATTATAATTTTGATTTTATTATCTAGAAAATGGTTGAATTCAACCATCGTTTTGATAAAAATATAATTCATATACAAGTATTAAACTAATAAATGGACGAAATTGAACTAAAGCGGTGTGATAAAACGACTCTGAAAAATATGGCTCTAAATAGGGGGTTGGATAGAACTGGTTATAATGGTAGAAATTTGTCTAGAATGAGAAAGCAAGATTTTATAGATTATATCCTCCACACAGACGATAACGATACATCGGAAGAATTCGAAGAAGAACTTTTAGGGTTTATTTTGAGCCAAATTAGAACGGATGACGCCTTAGATCCAATATTACATATATTTAATGCTTTAAACAACCTATCGGAGAGAAAGGAACCATCCGAAAATAAAAAGGTTGAAAGAATACCAAACGAAGAAGATGAACAAGTGCCAAAATTAATGATAAACGAAGACCACCATACACCAGAAGAAATTTCTGAGGTTAAAACAAACCTTGTTAATTTAGAAACTAAGATTACATGTGTAGTTTGTCTGACACACCTCAGAAATGTGGCTTTTGCCCCATGTAACCACTTGGCAACCTGTATTTCTTGTTCTAAAAACAGTTTGTTGACTAAATGTCCACTGTGTCGCAAAGAGTTTACGGGTACAACAAGAATTTTTGCGTGTTAAATTTTTAATGATGAGTTACACCATTAAAAATTTGTAAGAAAAAAGTGTTCAACGTCAAGAAAGATAGAAAATTAAAGTTTCCAATCTTACAACAGATTTTAGGTAAACTGAGACCAGAAATAAAGTTAGTTCAAAAATCCTAAATATCGTTTTTTTAAAGCTTAAAACAAGCTTTAAAAAAATTAATCTTTTGTCGCTGAAGGACCTCTCATCCTACCTTCTGATGTGGTTGAAACTGTCCTTTTTGTTTTAGGAATAAAAGTTAAAGGTGAACTACCACCACTAACAAATCCACTACTATAAACTTTTGGAGTTCGACTTTGTGACTCGTAAACACCATTAACGCTATTGTACATTTGCAAAAGGTTAACATTGGTCTTTTTGGCGATAATTTTAGACACAACAAATATTGTGGTTTGAAAGAGCACCAGAGCCATTAATCTTATTTCAACGGGCCAACTACTTACAGCCGAAGGCACATATGATTTCTCCCCTAGCTCTATAAGGAGCTTTTCATACTTGCTCATGTACAATGTTTGTTGTTGGGTATAACCCTCCATATCAAACCCTATTTTACCCAAAACAATTTCACAACCCATAAATCCCATCATTAAATACGACTTGTATGTTTCTACGGTCGAATCTACCGCTAAATTTTTTAAGGTATGGTCGTACGTCTTCTTCATATCCAAGTGGTTAGACATCATGTTAAAGTTGGGTATATGAACTTTAGGGTATGTTTTCTTCAGTCGGTCAAATTTAAATAACAGCTCTCGTTTTTGGTCATCTTCATCCCTAGAGTATTCATTTCCAAAAGTTTTTACATTTGATCTTTCATCGCCATAAACCTTTTTAATTTCTTTTACGGGCGGAATTACGGTTTGATGTTCCTTAATATTACTTTCTTTATTTGCGTGGTTGTTTTCTTCATTCTTAACCTTAGAAGAAGATAAAATGGACCTTTTAACCTTACGATAACGCTCCGACGATATAGAAGCTGCTAATGGTGAACTGCTAACGGGTCTAACAACTTTACGTTTTAGAATGGGAGAAGGCTCCATTGAATCGGACGATTCCCACATAAAGGTACCTTTTCGTTCGGTGGATGGTTGGTTAGGTTCTTTAATCGAAGTTATTCTTGGTACCGCTTTAAAACCACCACCACCAATCGAATCTTCGCTCGAAACTATAGGCTCGTAACGATGTATATATTTTTCTGCTGCCAATGAACCATTAACTTTTTTTTTATTTATTAACAATTCAAGGTACAACTCGAGCATCTTAGGAAACCTTGGTTTAATTTTGGTTAAACCAAACTCATGTTCGACTTTTCTAATGATAAAACTATTGGTTTTTACAGGCATCTTTATTATTGAGAAAAAGAGAAAATAAAGATGTCTCAAGCCACAGTTTTAAACAATGGTTCATTACCCCAACAATCGACAAATGATAAGTGGTTAATAGCTATGATCCAACCACAAACAAGTTTTGACCTTGAAATTGCTAACAAATTAAGCCCGTTCCCACACTATCCAGGACCAATACGAGCGATAGGTGGTTTATACCATGGTCCGAACTGTAGAATACCCGGATTTCAACCATTAATTCAACCTATTCTCAGACCTAAAACACATGTTCCAAATTGTCTAACAAGTCACTGTTACGAGTATGGAAACACGAGGTTTCCTCCAATGTGCGAGTGCGGCGACAAGTATGACTGTCGATCTTACAACAATAGTTGCGTTGTGGCTGGTAACTGTTCTCCAACATGTGGTACATGCAACCATAATTCAAATGTGATATTTCATTAGATTTTAATGGTTAAAAAACGCCATTAAAATCTATCGTTTATTATTATTAACCCTTCGAGGCCCAAATTGACCAATAAGCCCGTAGGACGTGGATGTTGGGTCTGGAAGGGTTAAAACGAGGTCATTTCTACCTTTAATTAAATATATTTAAAAAAGTGTTAATAATGGTAGATAATAAATGACTTCTATTGTAAATGGGTTCACCGTTCAAAAATCCACTAAAACTAGTTATGATACCGGGCAGCCATGTAGTTGCTTTACTTGTGCCTTTACTACTACAATAAGACCATGTAGCAAGACAGACAGTATGGATGATTGGGAGTATGGCCACGAAGCCTGTTGTTTCACATGTCCAAATAAAAGGCGTTGTGCAAAACCAGATAAAAACGAATGTTTTATAGGTGTAGACTCCCATAAAAGAGACCCGCTTTCAAAAGTGACGTGGAATGGTAAGGGTCCTAACCTTAAATGTATATACGACGTCAACAAGGTCAATACTATGGACCAAATTGACAATTTTAAACAAAAGTTTGGAACTCATGGTGACTTTAATACCATAGTGGCAAACTTTTGTCAACAATCTTCAGATACATGTGTCGTAGACCCAGATACCGGTAAAAATATGACAAAGTGTTCAAGGTTAAAGTCGACCGGTAAAGATGGTGAGCTGTGTCGTGGTTGGTTTAACCAACAACCTAAAAACGTTCAAGACACGGTGGTTCAAAACTATTGTGCGGTCAACAACACACCAGACTGCAAGTGTGTCAATAGATCTTTAAACGAGGTCTATCGCAGCCTTAAAGTTGGAAAAGTTATAAATGATGGTTGTTGGTTCACCCCTTGCGCCAACCCACAATCATACCTTCAAACAACAGATGTTGAAAACCCTTCTTGTCCAGACAATTTCTGTGATGTTATATTCAACATTGTTAAAGATAGGGATGTGTCCATAGATAACATTAAAAACGATGTGAACTGTGTGTTTAAACCTGCTCCAAAACCACCTCCACCTAAGCCAACTCCACCTCCCGTAGTGCCACCTAAGCCAACTCCACCACCTGTAGTGCCACCTGTAGTGCCACCTAAGCCAACTCCACCTCCTGTAGTGCCACCTGTAGTGCCACCTAAGCCAACTCCACCTCCCGTAGTGCCACCTAAGCCAACTCCACCACCTGTAGTGCCACCTGGTCCTACTCCACCTTCTCCACCACCACCTATACCAGGGCCACCTTTACCTCCTGTTCCACCTTTGGATTTAAAGAAAAATTATTTGGTGTTAGGGTTCATTGTAATTATAATTTTAATACCATTTTTCCAAGGTTCAAGAAGCCTTTTTGCAAACCATGTATTCTTAAACACAATTTTTATGGTTCTTTTAGGTATAAATATATACAGTCTACAAAGTTATATAAACACAAAGGTATAATTTTTTTGAATAGGTTAGAAGAATTTTTAAAGCTTGTTTTAAGCTTTAAAAATAATCACAAATTTTTAAAAACTTGTAAACGTCCTTTTTGATCAAGTTTTCATCGAATCCGCTAATTAGAACTTTTCCGGTAGAAAACAACCTAAAAGTTAAATATTTTTTATTTAAAGCATTCTGCTTCTGTTCACCATCAAGTAGAGTTGTGTACGACTCGTATGCTATGTGCTGGGTGGTTTTACCTTGTTTCTTATTCCAACAAACATGTTTTATTGGATGGTTAATAAACTCCCCAACATCAAAAGATTTTTTGATCGTTATAGCTCTATCGTTAGGGAGAAAAAAAGCCACAAAATTTTTATCAATAAATTTTTGGATTATGTCTACCTTTGAATTTTCGAAAATATTTTTTGTTACTTCTTGGTCCAACATAATCATAAAATTACATAAAATTGGAACTATCACAATTTCCAATCTATCATTTTCGGTGTAAGTTTTAGCTGTAAATACATCATTATTTTTATTTAATTTTTCTAATAAAGTGTATATCTTGTACATAACCTTTTCAACGTCTACTTGTGGTATACCAATAACCTGAAACGTCCCGATATTTGTAATCTTTATATGGACCATTTTCTTCTTGCGCTTAAATAAGGTGTGACACATCACAAGATGGCACGCGTTTTTAAATCCATTTTTGGTTTTAAAAAGGTTCTCATTCCCCTTAATTATCTTCTTATATTTTAAAGCTGTAATGGTACCAGCTCTATTAGACTCGCTTGATATATTTATAGCCTCGACCAGGTTTTCGAGATTGATAATAAGATTGGTTTTGACCAAAAAAGTCTGGAGAACCGGTGTTTCAAATATATTTATTTTGTTTGACATTATGGTTTATTTATACTTTTAAAATAAGAAAAATTTCAATTTGTTGCTATAGCATTTGATTATTTATTATTCGACCCTTGTAGTCGCGGTCACAGTTTCGCTTTCGACTATACAAGCCAAATTATAGTAGACTCTGTCATTTATCCACAAATGAAATTTTAACCATAAAACTAAGATCTCCAAAAAGTAAGGATTCGAGACAAATCCGACTTGTTCAACAACATATCTAGGTTTCTCTTCTTCGACTTGTATAGTCACACTCACACAATCTATCTTCGTTATATAAAAATTGAAATTTTGACTATAAAAAATTAATTTAATAAATATGGCGCAAAACAAGCACGAACCTTATAAAAAAATTGATCTATCAGTTGTTGATAGAAAAAAGATTAAAAATAACCATGGAATTGAAGCCAATGAAAAAGTTAAGATTTATGATGAAATCAAGCGCGTCAAAGAGCTATGGACGTTTCCAAGAAATTTTAAACAGATACCAGGAGCTATAAGGTGTCATTGGGACCACCACACTTTCGAGGGTGTAGGTATATTTTGCCCACTCCACTACAAACCTAAACAGGTGGCAAAAACAGGTGTAACCGAGGTTAAAACAAAAGGGGAAATTTCAAACACGGTTTACACCATAAAAGAAAACATTCCAAAGAAAAAGGATATATCAGATCTTTTAAGGTCGAATGAGATCATTGAAATTTCAGATGCTTATTATGAAGTTGATGGTATATTTTGTTCACCAGAATGTTGTCTCGCTTTTATAAATGACGAAAAAACAAAGGTTGGGGGGTCCAAATATTCAGATTCTGAAAGGCTGTTACATTTTATGCTTGGTTTAACCACCCGTATCTCACCAGCAAACAATTTTCGATTGTTGAAAGCTTATGGTGGTAATTTGACCATTGAACAGTTCCGTAAGAGCAATAAAAGTATAAAATATGAATATTATGGTACAACTGTCCTTATTTCACACTTGTTTGAAAAGAAAATAAATTTAACCGAAAAGTAATATCTTAATTTTTAATGCTTTTTAGAAGCATTAAAAATTTAATTTTTTGAAATGGTTAACAGCTCCATTTTAAGCTTTAATATTTCATTCTCTTTGTCCTTTAGATCTAACTGATGACTGTATTTGGCTTCGACAAGTTCTATTTTATGCTTTAGTTTCTCCATTTCGGAGTCATGCGACATGGTTAAGGTTTCAAGTCTCCTCTCTAATTCTATATTAGTTTTTGCGATGTCGATCAAGCACCCTCCATACTCCTTCGATAAATCCACATACTTGTCGCTCAAAAGTTTCAATTGTTGGTTGGAAAGGACCACTATTTCGTTTGTAGTTTGACCATCGGGTCCTTTGACCTTTAAAAATTGACATTCTAAATCATTAGAAAGATAGTTTTTAAGGTCAAGTTCTACTTTAGAGGTATACTGTGGATCGATGTAAGCATATTTTGACAACTTAATTTCTAATGGAGCCCAAGACCTGCGGTGCTCACCAGTTCTTCTACATAAATCTATGCTTCTACCATACTTGTACACCTTATCTGAATTTTTGTGGTTACTTAAAACTTCTTTGAAAATTTCGTTTTCTTTAAGGTCTTTAACACCACCTAAACAAAACAGATAGATACAAGGAGTAGAGGTTACATTGCACTTTAAAACATTTTTAACTTCTTCGGGTTCAGCTCCTCCACCTTTGATTTGCTTAGAGAGTTGTTCTCGTTGTTCGGTAGTGCCTATGTGGGCTGTATATACCACTTTTGTAGCCCAACTCCTAAACTCTTTAGCTATACCGGATCGAGATAAAAATACAACCTTGAGCAAACCATTATACGTCAAGAAGATTGATGGTTTAGTTTTATTCTCGCAGGACTCACCAGTTGTGAGTCCTGTACAATTAGAAAATATTACATAATCTTCGCTTTGTTGATAACCATTATGTTTGTTATATACCGTACGGCATAAGTTTTCCATCTCAAATATTTTACCAATGTCTTTAGCCTTAAAGTATACCTTATTTTCACTTCTTTCCCCTCTAACTTCTACAGGTAGAATGTAACCATCTTTATCCTTAAAACACTCCTTATCTGTTAGTTTTAGAATAGGTGGAGCATCTGGATATTTGTAACCTTCCATTCGTCCACATAGTTTAGGTATATTTAAACCAGCCCACCCCACACCAACAAATAGTTTACATCTTTTATATTTTAAAGTTGACTCGGACCATTCGTATTCATTATCTTTATTTTTGGTGTACTTGACCACTTTGTATTCGGTTATACTCTTTTTGTTGATAATTTTTTCCGGCCCCATTTGAGCACATCCATAAAAGAATTTTGGATCGTACGTTTTGAGTTCGTCCAAGAGGTAAAAGTCTTTGTTTTTATACGTATAAGTATTTAATGTATTCATTTATATTCTAAAAAATATAAATAAAAAAGTGCAAATTAATTTCTAATATAAGAATAAAACTCACAACAAGATAATACAACAAATAAACATGAGTTTTGCTTTACCTACAACTGTAACTATTGTGGATAAATATCCACCTTTCGAGACGCCTATTCAAAATGTGGTTAACCCTTTTGGTCTCACAGGACCAAAAGGCAAGTCTCTAAACCTTTTGGACGCGATCGAAAAGTATACAGCTTTCAGAGAGCTTGTAAAAATCGCCGGTATGGATGGTATTTTGAACGATCCTCAGACTAAATTAACCCTATTTGTTCCAATAGACTTACTTCTTCCAACTACAACTTTAAAGGCGTGTATTGACCCTTACGGGCCTATAATACAAGATAAGATTGTACCAAGCATATCTTTTGAAACGGCGAGAAAAATGGTCAATAGTATTATTGTGCCCAGCGAGTTGACTACAACAATGATTATACAAAGCGCCTTTACCAGATATAAAACTCGAGATCAGGTCAATACTTTGACTGTGGAAACAGTGCACTGCGTTCAATTTGAACCAACAACATTCACCAGGCCACCATTTGGAATATTGGTTAATGGCAAGGCTAGAATATTGACTCCTGATACTATCGTTTCTAATGGTATAGTTCATACTATAGACAAGTTTCCCTATGAATGGTTGGTGTAATCTAGAAATTGAAAATTTTTTGATAAAAAATATTAAATAAAACAATGGCTACAAACGTACTATTTATTGGAGATCCACATTTTAAGGTGAAAAATGTTGAATTTATACCAAAATTTATATCAAGAATTGAGGAGATTATAAGCTTAAATAAAATAGATTTTATAGTGGTTGCTGGAGACCTTTTAGATAATCACGATAGAATAGATGTTCATCCGCTCAATTTAGCCTTACAGTTTATAGATTCTATTTCGAAAAATCATCAAACATTTGTGCTTGTTGGAAACCACGATTACACTAATAACCAACAGTTCCTATCCGATCACCATTGGATGAATTCTTTAAAAAAATGGGGAAACGTAACCATTGTTGACGATGTAACCGATTTTAGCTTCAATACCAACAGATTTTTATTTGTTCCGTACGTACCTCCGGGAAGGTTCTTAGAAGCCATTAATACTAAATTTGTTGAAGATGAAATTAAAAATTTTAAAGGTGTCTTTGCTCATCAAGAATTTTATAAATGTAAAATGGGTGCAATTGAAAGCATAGAAGGTGATAAATGGAACACGTCTTATCCGATGGTGGTTAGTGGCCATATTCATAACAAACAATGGCCACAACCAAATATATACTATCCTGGATCCGCTATGCAACATGCTTTCGGACAATCGGTAGACAACACCATAAGTTTACTATCTTTTGGAAAAGAATTTGGGGTTGAAGAAATTGACCTTAAAATGCCTAAATTAATTATTAAATATCTCACGGTTAAAAGAGCGTTGGAACCATTAAAATACAAAAATACAGAAGACAAAAAATATAAATTGGTGGTTAAAGGAACCATGGAAGAATTTAAAACTTTTAAGAAATCCTTAAGGTATAAAGAACTTTTAAACGAAAATTTTAAAGTTGTATTTAAGGTTAAAGAAAATAAGGTTGTAGAGTGCCAGACTACCGAAACCAAAAAATTTATAGATATTTTGCACCACTTGATTGAGAACGATCCCTGTTTGTATCAAATATATACAAGTTTCACTCTTTCGGTAGATAATAAAGATGTATGAAATAACGTTTTCCATATTATTAGTTTTTATGGTTGTTTTAAGCTTATATTTTGGCTTAAAATTTTCAAACCTTACAACGGAACATTTTAATTTAGACGATTTGTTGGTTTCAGACTACCACAATAAAAAAAGATTTTCTAACAAGGTTGTTTTAATCATAGAATCCTTTCATGATTTAAACCGTTTGTTAACCCTAATTAGAAATATTTTAAATCAAAATTTAAAGGTCGATTCAATCATCTTAATAACACAAAACACAGACGTTTTCAAAAAGGTTAAATTAATCCATAATACATGTATTTTTAATCAAGTTGGTGGGTTGTCAATGTGTTTAAAAGAAAGCTGTAAAGATACCATTCTCATTTTCATTTATCCGGAAGGTTTTAATGCTTTTAATGATCCTTATTTTCTAGAAAATTATTTGAAAGATGCAATTAACCCTATCCCACGTGGTGTTTTAAAAGTCGATAATAACTTGATAAAAGTACCTATCAATAAGGTATACGACACCTAATTATTTTTTAAACTCTTTTTAGAGTTTAAAAAATTTTAAAGTTAATATTCATCATAATCTATAAACCTGTCGTCTTCCTCATCCTCGTAGAAGTTAATGGTTGTTTCTTCATTAATTCTACATAATTTTTCAATATCTAATTTAATATCAAACATGGATGTCCCAACCTTTGCTCTTTTGCCACATATTATAGAGGCTGAAACACCTGTTAAATCGTCCACTTCCGCATCTCTAGCGGTTCGATAAAAGTTTTCCATAATCTCCTCAAAACCAACCTTGGAAAACGGTTTTTCTCCTCTCATTGTATATCTAGTTAATGATTGAATTGTACCGGTAAACGTTAATCTATCCGCTCTTAACTTTATATGGCTTAAATCAACCCCGGATCCCATAATTTCAACCATTTCTTTGATTCTAAATTCTCTGGCCGCTTCTATCCCTAACGTATTATAGATATCCCAAATGTTATCCGTGGAGGTATTCTCCACATCTATATCGTCTAAAGCATAAAAGTCTTTCAATGTTCCTCCTTGGGTCTGAATATACCACACTTTCAATTTTTCACATTTTTGATACGATATACTCCTAACACCGTCAATTCCACAAATAGTGGTTACTAGCAAGTTGTTTTGAAGAAACGAATCAAGCTTAATCTCAGGCTCACAAAACACATGTAATTCTAATCC